GAGCCTTTTTAGCCCCGGCCTTCACCCCTGCTTTTGCCGCAGCACCTGCAACAGCAGTGCCGCCTCCGGTGAAGACAGCAGGTAGCAGCATACCGCCAACCTCGCCAACACCACTTAAAACAGCGTTGTGGTCCTCAATCTTTTGAAGCTCTTCTTCGTCATATACCCCAAGCTGATCAAGCACTACGTCAGAGCCGCCAAACGTTAAGCCCCGACCAATCGCTAAAAGCAAAGCTTCGGCGTTTTTGCCCTCATACTCTGCCCTGTCTGCCCGCTCTTGCCGCGCCGCCGCCGTGTCATAAGTAGCGCCAGCTCTAAAAGCTTTACTAAGCTCAGACTCGTCTATCGTCCCAAAACGGCCATCAGGGGCTTCGATGTTAATTTTTTCGCCCTTAGCAAAGACAAATTTGCCAGACTCATACGCAGCCTGAACTTGTGCATCAGGTATGTCGCGCCACTGCTGCGCCCGCGTATCAAACATCTTTGGCATTTATTTGCCCCTGCCTTGTATTTGGTCAATTTCAGATTGAAATGATTTAAGAGCGTCGTCAGTTCCAGCTTTGCCGTATTTGGCATCAAAATAACGCTCAACATCGCCCTCTACAAGATACTGCTTTTCTCCTGCTGCGGCTATTAAGCTGGCCTCTAGGTCATCAATAAGAGCTAACCCGCTTTCTTCATCAAAAGCCTTATTCCAAGAGCTTGGGATTCGAGCCATAACCGCCGCTAAATCTCTATCTGAACCACGTGCACCACTAAACGCTTTGTTTACAAACTGAGCGACACCAAAACGAGCTGCTGCGTAACGAGCTGCTGGCTTTGACGAGAGGACAACTTGGGCATCTGGTCCAAGAAAACCAGCCAAGCCAGACCTAAAAGCTTCCCATGTTCCCATTTTTTTGAATTTTTGCCGCAATCCCTTAATCTCGCCTAAGGCCAAACCAAACAAGTTTTTGGCCTCAGAAGACCCTTTGCCGCCCGCCCTAAGCCTTGCTTCACGCTGTTGAACAAGTTGGGCAAGCCTTGCGCTACCCTCTGCATATTTGTTTTCGGCTTGAGCAATTAACTGCTGCGCCGCCGCTTGCTGCGCTGCCCCCTTGTGCCGCGTTGCAAGCTCTCCAATTTTCATTTTGGCAACATTGTAACCCATATTAATCGCTGCTTGCTCGGCCATGCGCTCATCACCAAACCGCTCCATCATCTGCGCATAGATGTTGTTTTTATTCATTAAGACATCTTTACGTTTTCGCATTTCTTCTTTTTGGGCAAAAATATCTCGGTCAATAGCGCTGTTGATAATCTGCAAGGCTGTGTTTGGAATCTTGCCGCCTGAGATACCTTGAGCGAATGCGCCGATAGCAGTTGCAAAAGCTGCGGCCACTCGCCCGCCTACACCTCCGTAAGCTCGGTTGGGGTCAATAGTCCCATCTTTAAGCTCTTGCTCGGCCATACGCATTTCTTGCTCGGTCTTGTCGAGAGCTAACTGCTGGCGTTCCTGGAGAGCCTCGTATTCTCGCATTTCGCGATCATACTTTTCACGAGCTTCTCCTTGAGCACGGGCTAGTTCATTGGCTTGCTCTTGATAGTCAATTCCCGCCGCTTCTTTTGTTGCCGCTCTTGCCCGAGAAAGTCCGCCTAACGACTGCTTAATAAGCTGGTCAAACTGAGTTGGCGATACAATAAAGTTACCATCAGAATCTTTTGAAATATTATCAACAACTGCCGCTGTCCCAACTTCAGGGCCACTTCCTTCTGCGGTGACGGGAGCCGTACCTTTAACGCTCATCAAAGCGTTTTCTACGGGAGCCGTACCTTGGCCAACGCTCATCATTAAATCGGGATTCCCAGTTCTAACACCCTCTCTAATTGACAAAATAGTCTGATAATCTTCTGGGGTTGAGCCGGGATTTGCTCGCAGGAAATTATCTTGAGCCAATTGAGTGTGGCTTAAATCATAAAACGGTCGTTCTTTAACCGGAGCATTCTGCGCTTTTGCTCTGCGCTTTTGCGCCGAATAGTCAAGCGGCTGAATCTTTGTTTCACCTGTCTCGGTATTTCGCAGAATGATACCCTCTTCCGTTTGCCCAATTGGGACAAACGAGGCTGAAGGGGTTTTCATTTTTTCTCCAGGGATTGCCATCTTCTTATCTCCTTAACCGAGGTATCGGCCTGCGCTGCCCGCCGATGACCCTATAGCGCCGCCAACAGCGGCTGTAGCGGCACTTGCGCCAGGAATAACTGCCCCAACCACCGTACCAACTGCGCCAAGAACACCGGTTAAAACATTAGTCCAAAGAGCACCGCTTGCCTGCTCTTGTTGCATTTTGAGCATTTCCATATTTAAAGCTCTGTCTGCCGCTCGTTCTTGCCCTGCGATCAAAAGCTGCTCAAGCTGTGCATCTGCGGCACCTTGCGCCTGCTTTGCCGCTGAAGCAATTAAAGCCCCGCCCTCTGACTCTACGCCTTGAGCAGCGAGGCCGCCTAACCGTAAAGCTTCCGCAACGTCAAAACTACCTCTTCCGCGAGTCCTGCCGAGGCCGCGTTGCCCACTGGCTAGAAGGGCAAGTTCTTTTTCCGCTGCAATTTCCCCCGCTGTCTTTCTTTTACCCTCTGCAATTTCCGCTAAACGGTTTGCGTACTCATACATTTTCTCGTTTTCAAGGCCGTATTTCCGCCGCCTTGCCATTTCTTGAGAGTATTCACGAGCCCGAAGCTGTTCTTCTCTGGTCCCTAAAGAACCGCCTATCCCTTTCCACCCTGTCGCGTGCTTTTCTATGTAGTCCCTATAATCATCGGTCCAGGTTCTTTCGTCGCTAGGATCGTTTAAGCCAAACTCATTGCGGGCATCTTCGTCGTCGGGGTCATCAGAATAATCACCTATATAATCCTCACCAAAAATGGTGTCCTGCTCAGAGGCTTCTGGTTCTTCGTATCCGAACTGGTCTTCCCATCCAGCGCCTGCCGGGGTTCTTTCAGCCATTACAGCATTCCTTTCCGCCGAAGTTCTTCGATCAAGCGCATATCCGAATCCATGTTATAGTCTCGGCCCATTGGAACAGGGTGCTTTAAAAGCATTCTGGGGGAGCTTTTTAACGGATGCGCAGGGTCAGGGTCCATTGAGGGGTCAACTAAAGCGTCAGTCTTAGGGACAATTGGAGCAGAAGAGCCCTGAACAAAACGCTGCTCTAAGTCTCCAGGAGCAGGCTCGGGCGTTTTAAAGCTTTCTGATTGCTTTGGTTCGGCTGAAAAACTTTCCGATAATGCCAGATTTGTTTCAGGGGCAGTTAAAGGCGCATCAAAATGTTGAGGGACCGAAGTGTCAAGTTGGTCAGAAACACCTGGGACAAGCTGCGCCTGCTGCCCTTCTGTAAACCTTCCGCCAAAGTCGCCCATAGACAATTGAGTTTCAGGGGTATCAAAGCGCGGCATAGGCGCATCTTCAGGAGAAGGCTTTTTCAGTGCCAAATAAGCACCTAACGCCCCCGCAGCGCTTGCAGCAGAGCCAATAAGCCCCATCATTTTTTGACGTTCGGCAAGGTCTTTCTTCATTTCAAGGCGACTTCTTCCGACATCGCGCCTTGACTGCCGTTCAGCCGCTTGACCAAGAGCTTGACCAAGCCCTCGCTCTCTTTGCATACTTTGGCCAATTTCTTGCGAAGCAATTTGACCAACAATCTGACGCGACACTTGTTTCGCAATTTGGTCCTGTAGCATTTGGCCGCGAACTTCCTGCATAGCTTGCTGACGTAAAGCGTCTGATAAAAATGCACCTGCCATTACAATGTCCTGCTTTCTATGGTTTTAAACGATGTTTTATCTGGTCGCATTCCAACTTCCAAAGCAAAGCCTTCAATATTTGCCCCTGCCGTTGAACCCGAAACAACAAGAGAAAGCTGTATTCCTCTCGACTTCTGTTTTGCAACATGGCACCGATAAAGATACAAGCCTGTCGGTGCGCTTGTTAAATTTACGCTATTTGTTTGGGTTGGGTCGGCGGTATCGTAATCATTAAAAACTTCAACCTCTAAACCATGAGCCGCAAGATACTTTCCAAGAACCATGTAGCGATATATTCGGTCTTTTTTCATTAAGCCCGTGGGCGAAATGTACCCCGTATCAAGCTGCATACTGTAATTTACGAGCGAACTACCAGCAGTATTATGGTCCTGATAAACAGATGTTGATTGCTTAAACTGCTTGCCGTCAGCGGTCAGTCGTTGAAAACTTGTACCGTCATAAATTTCATCTAGCTGGTGCGCGCTGCTTTGGTATTGAACCTCAAAAATACTCCACTGCTTGAAGTAATAATTATATATACAGTAAACATCTGTACCGCTAGAACCTGGTGCCGCTGCCTGTAGCATTATGCGAACAGTGTTATCGTCATCGTGCCTTAACATATTTACGGCCGTCTTAGCTCCAACAGTGTCTTCAACGGCTGCCCCGATATAGCTTACAGACATATCCCGGCCAATAAGATAGATGCCACGATCAGACTGATAAAAAACACCGAGAGGGCTGTCTGTATGAGCAGAGCCTGACTTAGCGCCTTGGTCACTTGCAAACAATCGGGGCGGAGAAAACGAACCTTGTCCTACAATGCTGGGGCCTGAGCCTGTAACATAAAACCCATTTTGAGACGTAAAAATAATAAAATGGTCTAAGTTGCTTTCAATCGCGGTAATTTTGCCAGGATCACCTGGGAGCGTTAGCTTATAGTTTGGAAAGTCTGGAACAAATCCAACATCAGAGCCTTCCTGGATGCCGTTGGACATATAAACCGTGTCGTCTATCCCGGCGGCATAGATTTTATTTTGATGCCGCACCAAGTCAGTACAGGAGCCTATAAAGCTGTTCGGAGGGACGCCGGGGGTAGTGTATATTTCAATTGGGTTCTTTGTAATTTTTGCGTAGTCGGCTGGGGCGTCAGTAAAAGTTACATAGCTTTTAGTCAAAGTAGACGGTACCGGCACTTGGCCCGCTAGGTAAAAAACGGAACCGCCATCTGCATCGTTGCGGTAGACCTCTATTGAAATATCTGTTTTCCGGGTAAAGCTAGGTACATAGATGTCAACCTCTATTTTGCTCTGAGCCGCAACAGTATCAATACGAATCTCGGCGTCACCTGAACCACCCGTTACCGTTAACACTTGAGAGGCGGCATAACCCGTGCCTTGCTCTATTACCGAGTAAGTTGCGATTGAGCCGCTGCTTACTGTCTTAACCAATATTTTTGCGCCGGTCCCTGAACCCGCGCTTACCGTTGTCGAGTAAACCTGGTTGGCGGCGTAACCGGACGTGCCTGCCGTTGTCAGTGTAGTGCCAGCAACAAGGCCCGAGTCAGTTGTGATGTCTACAATTTCAGAAGGGTGGGATTGTTGCAAATTACCTTTTGCATCGGTCCATGAGTAGATAGCGCAGTATTGTATCGTTTTAGAGTTAGGATAGCCGCCCACTACGCCGCTTGAATAAGATGTGTTTGAGTATGACCTTTGCGTTAGTTTGCGTATAGCTGGATAAACAACAAAGTTATTCTCGAATATCTGATTACCATCGTAGCCATGTAGAAACCCGCCAGTTCCCAGCCAAGTCTTTTCGACATCAACACTTGCAAGTGTTCGGGCAGGGGCAAAGTCTACGGTAAACAAAGAGATGCCAAAGCTGTTATCGGGGTAGTCGCTTGTAGAATACTGACCTGCTGCATAAAATTCATACCCAGCAAAACGAGAGCCGCCGAACACGAAGCGCGTAGATGTATCTCTTGCGGTCACGCGCTGCACGCCGTGCCAGAGCCGCCGTGTTTCTCTTCCGGGCGTAAGTGCGCCAGGGGTTTCTGTGTCTCTTCCGTTAGGTGGACAAATTGTTATCCACTCAGAACCAAAGCAAGCGCAGCATTCGCCTGTTCTTAGTGCGCCAATAAGTTCACCGTCAGCGTTAACTAAAACAGAGTTGTTGTTTAGCCCTCTTTGAAGCGTAGTGGAGCCTGACATATCAGCATAAAGAGCGTTATCGTTTACTTGAGAAATAACGCAATAGTTCTCTGAGTTGTATCGAAAAAAGTCGGAAGTAACAGTTGCGTTGAACGCAATTGTTTTAACTGTTGATATGGCAAAAGAACCGTCATTCCTGCTTACAGCGTAAGACCTGACAAAGTGCTGCGGCATTATTGACGCTTGCTGTGTTGTTGTTGTTGCGGGGGTAGGCGGAACACCCTGGCCTAAAGTGTTATCAATAACGCCCGTAAGGTTTGATGCGTATGTACTAGCATCTTGAAACCATAGCGTACAAAACACGTCGGCGGCACCTGTTGCGGAACCAGTAACCGATGCCGCTGTTCCATTTAAAAGCCAAAGGTTTCCGGTCCTGCCGCTTGGGGCTGTAGTGTCTGCCGTGTAAGCATTTTGAGCAGACAGATCGTCTTTTACTGATACTAGCTGAACCTTTTTGGTGCCAGAGTCATCAATCGTATAACCGACTATAATCGTGTATGAGGCCCCACTATCGCCATCATTAAGGGCTTTTATCATTAATCCCGTAGGTGGATATTTATTTATCCCTGCCCGTGCGTCAAAAATATTAAACTCAGGATCAGGTAGGCCCGTGGAAATTGTTCTCGGTGAAGTAGACGAGCCTACAAGTGCTACGCCGCTTCTAACTAAATAGGTCAGTATAAGTTCTGTGCTGGCGGAGTGAAACGCTAGGGCAATGGCTTCGCTGTGCGTTGTCCCTGTGCAGTGGTCCATTTCAAACACGGGGAAATTTGCTGCAAGTTCTATTTTTGTGCCGCCGTTATCATTTAAAACATTTTTAGAGCCTATTGAAACCGCGTTTTCAGGGCTCGCGCAGTTAACAGAGGTATAGTAAAGCGTGTTATCGCTAGAGCCGTCTACCCATTTAAATACAATGTATATTCTGTCGCCAAGTTTGGCACATTGTGGTTGGCCAAACTGATAAAGACAGTCGGTGTCGGTGCTTGCGTCTGTGTCGATAGCAATAGCGTTACTTGCTATTAGGTGGCGACTTACAAGCATGGCCCCCGTTTCAATGTGTTCAACATCGGCATAAATCTCGTATTCGGTCCCGTACTCGTATCGATTGGCAAATTTATATTCTTCCCAAACATAAACGCGGATACCATTGTTTTCCGCTATCTGGGCGTTTCCTTGCCGCCTGTCTATTTGTCTGCGCTTAAAGTCGTTTTGCGTAGTACATGGAATGTACGTGCCTTTATTGTAAAGACCTGACCCGTCAATTTTTGAATACAGATTAGAATCAGCGATAATAAGAGTCTCATTTTGAAACTTAGCAATTGCTTTGCCCGTGCTAATGTCGCCTGTTTCACCATAAGCCTCTTTGTCTGTTCGGCTGTCGGTTAATACAAAACCGCCGCGCTTAGACACTTGGCCCTTTTTGGTAAATTCAACGTTTAACGCTTTTTTTAAGGCATCCGGCTCGCGAGATGAGTCAGATGATTTTTCATCCATCCCCTTAAGCAAAGCAAACGATAATGTCTTTTTCTCTAGCATTGTTAAAACACCCACAATGAAGCCGTACATGCGACCCCATCACTCTTTAGGGCAATGTATTGCGTTGGGTTAATGTTTTCCGAGTCAACAACTTCAATAGTGGCTTTTGCATTAACAGAAACTGTAATGTAGCCCTGATATTTTCTTCCAAGTCCGTGGTAAACATTTTTTGTTGCGCCAGACGCAAATTCTATAGCGGGAATTAAGCGGCCATCGATTATTCCACTTGACTGTAATGACAAAACTACTTCCTCGATTCGGTCCTGAACCAAGGTTAGGTTTGTGTCGTCAGTCCTGTGCCGCTCGTACTCAATCATAACTAAACCAAGTTGATGTAATCATCTAGATAAGAGGTTGTCCCAACATCCACATCTGTAATTGCGTAAGACTCGCCAGCATCGCGCTTCCCTGCCGCTTGCTCAATCCGCTGAAGCTGCTGCTGTTTCTGTACAAGTAGCACCTGAACGTCTGATTCTTCTTTCTGAAGGCATTTAATAGCTGCATCTATAACAACGTATTCCTCGTAGCCTTTGGCCACTTGAGGGGCCGCTGTCTTGATTGTCGTACTGGTTGAACTGGCATCAAAATAAGTGGGTTCAGGGACATACCAAAGAGTTACTGTTCCTGAAACCGTAGGTGCCGGAATAAACCGAATTGATGCGCCTTGAATGTGATAAAGCGTGTTTGTAATTCTTGACGCAACAACCGATGGTGAGTTGTACATAGCGCGTTCTTGAAAGTGATAAGGGCGCAGCCGATAAGTAACACCGCCAACATCGAAATCAACACCTAGTGCCTTGTAGAACGCATCAGGTAAAGCAAACTGCCCCGCCGTTAAGCCTGAGCCAGAACCAGGCAGTGTGTACTGGTGTGTGCTGACATAGTAATCTTCAAACTTAGTGACTAGGATGTCATGAATTTCCGCCATTGCGACGTTAATATAGTCAACAATCTCAGCATCAGAGACAAAGGTAGAGCCTACCATATCCGCACGTCGGCGAACCCCAGTAATTAAGTTGGCCAACGTCAGGGTATTGTTCGGCATACCTATCCCCCAAAAGGAAAAGCGGGGGCACGTAGCCCCCGCTCAATTAATCCATCATGGTTGCCAAGTCGGACATCGCGCTGACGACCGCATCGGCATCATTATCTTGGATGGCCTTGAGGAATTTCTCCCCTGCCTCCTTCTTCATCAAGCCGCTATCATCCTCTTCCGGGCCTTCTTTTTTGGCCTTTTCAAGAATCATAAGGGCAAGATTACCTTTGCCTTTCATGGCAAGCTCCTTACTTGACGCTGCTGTTCTTAACGTCAAATACCAACAACAGAGTTGCCCCGTTAGTTGGGTCTGCTGCACTGCCGCTTGTTACGGTGTAAAACGTCATAGTGCCTGCGCTGGACACAGTGTCAGTGTCAATCTGAACACGAATATCCTCGGCGACAGGGTCTAGAACCTTGCCGTCAGCCCAAAGAAGTTTGTTGTACTTCTCCGTGCCACCTGACGGAGTACCAAAGGTAACGGTGTAGTCGCCCGTAGCATTCCGCCCAATAGCCTTAACTCCAAGGCTGTCAGCAGCGACAAGGGTAGGTGCACCAGAGGCCCCAATTGTAGCTTTCAAGTAAACCCGCTTTACTTCACGTTCTGCGGCTTGAAAGTTTTTAAAATCTCTATTCGCCATAACTCAATCTCCCTTCAGTGAGTCCGAATTATAGTGCAACGCGGCAGTTGTACCCCGGAGCGTTGCAGGCGATGTTTCCGTAGTAGCCGAGGCGTACTTCGTAAGCATCTGCTGCGCTTTCGCGGAGCATACGGTTGTTATCAAGGTCCAAGAACATTGGAGCTTCACCCAAGGTGTTAAGACTCCAAGTGTCCATCTGAAGCATCCAGGCAACGTTTGGCTGACAGTTTTGGTCAGGAACAATTTGGATAGTTCCGCGTGGACCACGAAGCGAGATAGCGGAGAATCCGATATCAACATCGCGAGCTTTTGCTTCGCTATAAACAACTTTTGAACCAAGAGCTTTTTCAAGGTTTGAGAAAGTTGCAAAATCAACAAAGCAGTGAGTCGGGCTTCCGCCTTCACGGGCAACCAAAGAAGCGCCACCAATAAGAGCTTCTTCAATTGGAAGAGCCGAACCATCGAAGCGATTACCGCCCAAACGAGTTACATCTGCCGTTCGGTCAACGCCAAAAAACGCGCCAGAACCAGGAGCCGATGCTGGGCACCAACCTTCAAGACCCGTCACCTTTAAAGCGCTGGAGCCGCCATTCTGAGCATCGCCCTTTTGGAAAAGGTGGTCACCACTAGCAACATCGGCGTGCGTGTTGACGGTTAAGGTAATAGTACCTGCACCACGGTCAATCGCCGAAATAACACCTGTGTTTCCAGAGGTCGTGAAGTTTCCGCGAATTGCACCTGTAGCACTAGATGCAACGTTTAGGCTCATGCCGACTTCAAAATTAGTAATGTCTTCAGCGTTGCTAAGAGTAAGAACCGCTGCGCCAGTGCCGGGGTCAGAACCCAGGGTGCCGATAGAGCCTGAGCCGTCGCGGTACATCGCAATAGCAAGAGAGCGAGTCAGCGAGTGAAGGGCACCGTCAATTTCCATTGTGGCATATCGCAAGAAAGCATCGCTATCTCGCTCAGTCGCCTTGATGGACTCGCCGGTAATACTTGCGAAAGAATAGTCTTTTACCCGTGTCAGCACGTATTGCTTTAGGGCAGATGTCGATGTTTCAGCCTGACCGGTTGCAAAAGTCGCACTTCGGCGCTGCGGGTTAGAGTAAAGCAAAGGAATTGGCATATTCTCGCCGCCGAACTTTGTATATTTCGGCATCATCGCGAAAAGCGGATTGTCTTTGTAAACCATGTTTTGAACACGGAGTGGTTTATAATGCTCTTTAAGAGCTTCGGTTACTGTACCTACGTCGAGTGGACTTGCCATTTTATAACTCCAAAATTAGGGCGTATCACCCCATTTGATCATAGCAGCGACACGTTCGAGAGACTTTTCCTTGCTCTCTAACACGTTGCCGGATGTTTCAGTCTTTTTAGCAACGTCACCATTGCTAAGTGTTTTCACCCGTTTCACTGCTTGCTCGGCGGCTTCTGGAGTCTCTGACTCTTCGCGTGGTTTATCTAACTCACGAAATCTTTCTTGTAGCTTTTTGCTACCTAAGTAACGCTCGGCTTCCGCCATAAAGTGGTCCTCAACGAGCTTTGCCGCATCACCGTACTCAAGAACCTCTTTTGTAGAGTTGTAATGCTCCTGCATTACTTGCGCTACGAGTCCATAAGCGTCATGATGCTGCACCATCTCGAAGGTACTACTATCGTCTACGAAATTCTTAATGTTGTCAACTAACTGAGTGTGTGCCGCTCTTATCTGCGCCTGCTCTGCTTGTTGACGCTGCTTGTCATAAACCTCTTCAAGCTTACCTAAGCGGGCCTGAAGCTTTTCGTTTTCAAGGCGAAGCTGCTGCTCTTCGGTTGGATTACCTTCGTTGATAACCTGTTGGGTCAATTCATCGTAGTTAATCCCAAGCTCGCCAAGAAGCTTGGCAGGGTTTTCTTTTGCCAGTCGCTGCAAGTCAGCCAGGCGTGTAGAGGTGCCCTCGAACTGCTCGCGCTGCTTGGCAAAGTTAGCAATTTCCTGCTCTTTTTGCCGCAAAGCCCGCTCTTTTCGAGCAAGTGCCGCAAACTGCCGAGAAAAATCAGGGCGCTCGGGCTCCGGCGGCGCTTCCGCTGCTTCCGGCGCTTCAGTAGCCTCTTCAGCTACTTCTTCCATAAGTTCCGCGCTCGGCGCTTCTTCTGCTGGTGCTTCTTGAACTGCTTCTTCTGTCATACTAACCCCTTGCGTTGTTACGCTGTTGGGATGGGCGCTGCCGCAGCTTCCGCCGCCGCAACCTCATCCGTCATTCCTGCCGGGGGTGCTCCCTGTTCAGGGGTAGCTGGTCCCGGCCCCATTGGACCCATCGGCGGCTGTTGCGCTCCGGCCTGCATTGCTGCAAGCATACCGATAGAATCCTCGATAAATCGTCTAAACAAATCCAGTCTAATTTCAGGCACGCCGTTAATTTTCGCCCGCAAATAAGCCGACTGCATCATTTGGATACCCATAGCCAGGTTCATGTATGGCTCTGGTGCTTGGTAAATACCCTTTTCAAGAATCCGTTCAATCATCATGTTGAATATTTCTTGTGACGCCGTGGCCATATTATTAACCGCCTCTAAATCAGGGTAATCAAGCAATGCACGAGCCTCTTGCTGCGTAAGCATTCCTGCCTGAAGCATTTCGATGACTTTTTGAAGCTTTGCCGCTGGCGTTGTAGGCAAAAGTGAGGTCGGGTAGACCTTCATCACATACTCATCGCGAGACAAGTCGATATCTGACCACTTGATTTTCTCGATATCGTCATCGCCGTGACTAATGACCTCAAACGACTCACCTTTGGCGGATACTTCTCGCGCAATATCGACCATTTGAGCCGCAGCGTCCAAAAAGAGCTGTTCATAGGCTTTTGCGACCATTAAAAACCGCTCGGACTCAATATCTTGAAATTCTCGAAGCGCAACGCCCGATTCTAGGCCCGCAGGCTTCTTTGCACCCGCTGCAAGCTGACTTACACCCGCAATTTCGTATGCACGGTTAAATAACCGGTCTAAATGGCTAAAAATTTCACCAGAGACGGTTTTTGGGACAAAAAACTGCGGCGGAGTGCCTGCATACTCAATAACGCCCCAAATTTCGTTATTTATATGCGCTTTTGAGATTTTAGAGCCACTTTCAACGAAAACCTTCGGCGTTGCGAGGTGCATCTGCTGTTGGATGTTTCGTAACAAGCGATTTATCTCTACTTGGATGCCGGTAAGCTGTTCCGCGAGTCCTTGACCCCAAAAACCAAGCAATCGGCTGGTCCAGTGGATAAAAGCAAACGGAAACTCGTCGCGCTCCCAAGAATCATCCATCAAAGTCGCGTTTTCTATCGTAATAACGTGTCTACCATCCTTTGCGCCCTTAGAGCTTGGTAGGTGCCATGCCTCAATGCACTCAATTTGTTCGCTCGCTCTATACAACGAGTCATCATCCTCGATTGGAGACGCATCGCGAATCTGGTCCTTAAATTCCGGGAATAACGACGCCAAAACCTGCTTATCGACAACTTTACGCTGAAACATCTGGCGAGGGTTGCCGTATCGAGCTTCAAGGTCATCAACCACAATCTCATCAGGAAATACTCGCTCGCATTTAATCTCTCCGTCATACTCAAAAATTTTCATTACCCCAGTGCCAAAAACACAGGCATCGAGAAAGACTTTAGGGGCGACCTTATAGATATCGGAGCCGTAGAACTGGCCTGCGGTAAACTTAGTCAGGCGCTTTGCTTTGCGCTGCATTTCCCAGTCGCCGCCAGTTGTCAGATAAGTTGCCATTGGTTTGGCCTTGGCAACTCGCGCTGTAACGGTGTCGCACATCGATTGGATGATATTTAAAGTTACGCGGTTCTTGGCGCTTGTCTTCGCTCGATGGACCAGGTTGCCGCTTCCTAAATCGCGATAACTGATATTTCCATAAAGACGTGCGTGGTTAATGTTGTTCGTCGAGTGATAACCTTGGTTATCCGTCAGATGCTCAACTACTTCAAATACAAGATCGTGGGGCGCACTTGCCTCACTCCACCAATAGCCTAACTTTTTCATTTTGAAACTCCCCGCAGATTACACACCTGCCGAATAAAATAAATCTTCGTGGTATTGCTCTTCTTCAGAAAGGCTCTTTGTGCCAGCGGTTTCAGGAAACACTTGTAACTGAGTACCTGCCGGTCTTGGCTTTTCCCATAGCTCTACCTCGATATCACCAACTCTTAACCGCTTAAGCCCATGCTTTTTTGCAGCTTCGATTATTTCTTCTAGTTCAGCGTCCATTCGTTTTCCCACCAAGCCTCACCGTCTTTTTTGTCGATATTGCTCTCTACGCCTTCCCAAATTTTATCTTCTAAAGCAGCATAATACTCAGGAGTTCCTTTCCTTGGAGCAATAGCTTTTTCCCTGTACGTGTAATGCTTGCTTTCGCGCCACGCATATAAGCACGCATCAGACAAGTGATTCTCAAAACGCGAATCTTCTTTTTTCCTGTCTTCGTCCCACTGGAGTAAATCCCACTCATCTAGTATCTCGCATCCTTCGTAGACCTTGATAAAACCACAATGAAGGTCTGAGTTCATAAGTTCAATATAGGACGCCTTGTTGCGCTTTTCTGCTGCGCGTATTGGTAGCTCGTAACGATATCGAAATTCTTCTACAATAGACTTACCAAGACCCCCCGTGTCGGCGACCATGATATTGAAATCATACTGCGAATCAAGTTCTTTAATTTTTTCTGCAATCTGCGCCGGTATCATCTTCGTCTCTTTGTAGGTATCGACGATGTAAAAATCCGGCAGCTCTGGACAGTAGGCTCCTACGACAAAAGCTGTCGCGTCTTCGTAACCTAAATCCACGCCCAGAATATAATTAAAGTCATGCTCGTGATGTGGCACTTCGGTGTAGAAATTCTTGTCTTTGGTGTATTTGTAAATCAAAGAGTCATTCGAGCGAATCCACTTACCCCGCCACTCACGCAAATAAACTGGATGGTTTTCGTCCCAGTGCTTTTGTTTCATCCGGCGCTTAAGCCATTGCTCCGCATGAGGAATGTGCGGGTTTTCCATAATCGTCCAATGATGATTACTATAACCCTGCGCTGGGTCAGTAGAAGCACGGAAGAACATACCCGAACAAGCAGCGTTGGGCGTTCCAATCATGGCCATCGTACCGTTATGGTCAATCAACGCCGGTTCCAGAACCTCTTCCACCAATTCTTCAAGATGGCGTCCGAAACTTGCGGCTTCGTCAAGAATAACCAAGTGGTAAGCAGAACCCCGCAGCTTATCAATATCAGCTTCATCATTCGCACCCGTCAGAACAATCTGGCTCTGATTGGGCAGCGTAGCAATAAGCTCCGAGTTATTAAAGTGCATCCCAATGTGGTACTTGCGGTTGGCTCTTTTAAGCTCCATCCACATAAGCCGCTTGGCGCTGTTTCGCGTCAGGGCAATATAAGCCGAAATGCTGTCGGGATTCCGTGACGCCGTTTCAATTAGGTAGTAACAAGCCGCATAAGTCTTACCAGCACGGCGAGAACACAGAGCGGTCTTAAAGGAGGCAGGGTCATTCATAAAGGCAAGCTGCTGCTCGAACAAATCCTCTTGCCACCGATAAGTCCGGTCCTTGGCGGTGCCCTTATCCGCATTCAAGGCTTCAGGGTCGCCGAAGCGCTTAATGTATTCCCTGACTACCGCTCGGGCGTCATGCTTGGGCGGTGATTTCCCCATTGCTCTTTACCTTTACGGATTTCGGCTTTCTTCCGGCTCGCTTGCGTGGTTCTTCAATGACCTCAAGGTGGGAAATAGACGACATGGGCAGATACATCGTCCCGTGTCGCTCATGGATTACAACGATACCATTCTTATTCGGCCCCCATTTCAGGGTAAACGATTGATGATTTGGCGCTTTTAGATTGATTGCAATCTTGTCAAACACCGGTCGGCAGTCATGTTTTAGCGTAAATCCTACAATTTCCATTTTCCATCCCTAAATTTATCGATGCCCATCGGTTCTCTGA